GCATTATTGGTTCTAGTAACCAAATCTAAAATATCAATCGTATCCGCCCCAACTGGGTATAGTGCTTGACCATAAACTAATGGAATAGAGATTTCTTCAACTGTCCAAAAGTTGATACCACGGTTAGCCCACTCAATGGTTAAAAGATTAATAGACCGCTTGGCGGTTTTTAAATCATATCCAGTGCGTAATTGCGAGCCACATCTCTCAAATGACTCTTCGACAAGTTCAGTGAGGTCAAGGTTAAATGTAGAATTACCACTGGTATATGCCATTATTTCTTCATGCCTTTAAGGGTTTCAGCCAGTCTAGCTCTCTGCCCTAATTTGCCGGGTTTTTTTGCAGCGGAAGCTAGTTTTTTGGCAGGAATAGTCTTGCCTTCCTTGACGCCTAACTCTTTGCGTAAAGCACCGGGCTTTTTAATTGCCTTTTGTATCCACTTTTCAGCCATTTTTAACTCGCTTGTGTAGGAGTTTCTGGGGTTGATTCTACAGGAACTGCTTGCACTACAGGAGCCGGCTCTAAATGGGCTTCTAAAGTCTTTAATAAAGCTTCTGTGGTTGGATGTGCAGCACCAAAAGATTGAACCTCATGTTTAATAGATTTTTTAATAATATCCAATACATGTTCTGCTTCATCTACAAAGTGTTGTAATAAACTCATTTTTTCCTCGCTGCTCTTAAGTTATCGACTAAATTGGGATAAGGTCTGCCAGCCGCTTTAGCCATTGCTTTGGCTTTAGCTTTCTTTTCAGAAGACATTTTCTTGGGTTTTCCTAATCCTTTTGGACGTGGCTTATCCCAAACTTCTCCGCCTTTTGCATAAAGGTCAACATCATTTGGATTATCCGTGCGATGAATAACCTTTTTCTTAGGCATTTTGGAAGGGCTAATATCACCCATTCCACGGCTTGGCATCATTTCTTTTTGCCCTTAGCCATTCCACCGCCACACATAGCTTTTACGTGCTCGTGGTGCAATTTGTGACCAGCAGCATGAGCCTTATAATGCTCGTGATGTTGCTTGTGTCCGTCGCCGCCATGGTGTTTTTCCATGTGTTCTGGGTGAATCATATGCTCTTCAGCTTGCATATCTTTAGAGATTGGTGGATGGTCGATTTTCATAGTATTTCCTTTATTAACAATATTTACCACGGGTTTTACCACGTTGTGCGATACCATCTGCACGAGATGATGCAGTACCGCCAGAAGCCATCTTCTTAACTGTACCGCCTTTTTTCTTGGTATTAACAGGTGAACCAGTACCAATATCGTTGCCAGACATCTTAGGCATCATTGCACGGGTGTGACCTTTTAATTGGTCTGGATGTTCTCCATGAGGACGATTGCCTTTCTTGGATACAGCCATTTCACCAGCTTCCACTGGAAACTTAGTTACGCCACCAGCAGCCATCTTTTTAACCTTGCCGCCTTTTTTCATGGAAGCCTCATAAGACTTCATGTTTTTTTCAGACTCGATTGGCTCAGTTTTGCCAGTATCACCTAAGTTCGTACCACGGGTTAAACCGCGTTTTTGAACATCAGATTGACCAAATTTACGATGTTTGTTTGAACCAGCTTCTACGTCTTTAGACATATTGCGTGGACCCATTGTTTCTTTCATATCGCCACCCTTTTTAAATTTTTTGCCCTTATCGGCTTTTACAAAATCCTCACCGACAGAGCGAGGGATACCTACTTTCTTAGCGAATGCTGGATTATGAGCAACCGCCTCCATTAATTTATGCTGCTTTCTAGACACACTTGGCATTATACAAAGCGCCCTTTAGTTTTACCACGCTCACAACACCCATCAGCACGAGCAGATGCGGAAGATACTTTACCGCCCTTTTTCATACCAGCAGCAGGAGTTACAGCATCACCCATAGGATTTACATTAGGGATATTCTGTTCTGTAGTACCAAAAAGCTTATAGTCACGTTTTGCTTCTTGTTCAATACCACGTTCTTTATTGGCTTTTTCGTAAGCTTTACGCTTTACTTTTTCAGCCCCAGTTTCTTCGTATGGCATTATTTGTGTCCTTCAATAAAGCGGTCTAGTTTAGCTTCTAGTTTATCAAATCTAGCAATAATCTGTTCCATATCGCTGCGAACTTCAGTTTTAGTAATATACTCACGAGCCATTTCTTCACGTGTTTTATTTAAAAGAACTTGAATACGGTCAACTTCATTAAACTTTTCTTTAACAAAAAATCCAATAATACCAAGCACTAAAGTTAGCCCAGCGTTCCAAAATTGCATTAATGAGTCCATTAGCATTTCCACTTTTTTAATGACTTATTAATTCTGCTATCTGGGTCATTGGCTGTTTTAGCAGAAGTCAGTTTCTTTTTCATACCACTCATACGGGCGCAGAAAGACTTCTTTCGTGAACCACCTTCTGGTTGTGGTGCCTTAAGATTCATGCCTTCTTTTTTAGCAGAAGCACGACCTTTAGCGTTTAAGCCACCGGTAGGACTCTTGCCTTCTTTACGCTGCCATGCTGGAGTCTTAGCCATAATTAATAACCTATGTACTCGCCTTGATTCTTAATCAATTTACCAGCCAAAATAACACCAGCAGCAATTGCGGTAGTTGTACTGGTAGATAATTGCCACTGAATATCTGTTTTAGAAGCATATAAAAATGGCTCAGAAGTTCTATTAGCTGTATAGATTGAAACAAATGGCTGCTGTAATATAGTTTTAGTTACGCCAGTATTGTTATCGGTTGCTTGCACTCTATAAGTAACAATGTTGGCGCTGGTGTAACTATTAGAAGTATTTACTTCAGCTAAGGATAAATAAAAACTATATCCATTTGGCACTGTGTAAACGGTGCTTTGTGACTTTCCAATTCCAGCATTGATTTGACCAAGAATATTGCTTCCTTGTTTTGCTGTAATTGTTCCTACGTTTGATGTTTGGCTTGCTGCAACACCGGTCATTATCATGGAGTTAATGCGCAAATAGCTACCAATAGTTGTTGCTACGGTAGTTCCTGTCAATACCACATTTTCTGAAATAGGATTAAAGTTTGCATCTAATCCATTAATAATGAGCGCTGCTGGAGAAACATCAGTTGCTGATGAGCTTGCAATTGATAAAGCAGTAGCTGAAGTAGCAAATGTATAGGCGGTAGCATTTTCCCAGATAGGAACAGCTACGTTAGAAACGGCTGCCTGATAACCAAAGATACTAACAGCAGTATGACCCGTGATTTGACCACGAGCTACTTGCAAATCAAAAGGCTCAGTTTTAGCCTGACGAGTAATTGAATTTAATACGTTATTTGTTTGGACTACGGAACCAGTCATAATTAATCTCCTAAATTGTTAATGGGGGACGAATCCCCCCTTGGATTAATTAGTCAAAGTTACCGTATGGGTAAGTTGTCAATGTACCAATATTATTGTCAGGCTGTGAATATTGCAATGTAATATTTACTTGACCAGCAAGGCTTGTTGCAGAAGTCAAAGTAGTACCAACCAAAGCAATTGTTACAACTACTTGTGACAAGTTAGGCTGAGTACCGCCTTGATAGATGTCAGTAGAAGTAGCTGATTGATTTAAAATCTGTTGGTTAGTAAAAGTTGCTAAAGATTGACGACCAACAGCAGTAATAGCGCCTGTAGCATAGTAAGTTGGAGTTGCACTGGCTACTGTGTAGTTGTTAGAAACATATACATAAGCAGCAGTCAATGTTGCTGTGCCGCCAGAAACTGCAAATGCGGTTACACAGTCAGCATATACGTTGTCAAGGTCTGAACCAGTTGGCAGATAGAAAATTGCGCCACGATAAATAATAGTTGCGCTGTCTGCTGGAATAGTTTGAACAGTTGGAGCAGATGTTGCGGATGGTACATATACGGTACCAGCAGTGTTAGGAACACCGTTAGAAGCAACAAACACACCAGAACCACCGCCGTAGGTAGAAGTACCTGCTACGGAGTTAGAAATATCAATATCAACGTTTTGAACTAACTGTTGGTAACCAACGTTACGCAATGGACCAAAACGATTTGTACCAGCTAATACTGGACCTTCAAATGTAC